TCCTATCACCGACCAAGTATTTAGGCATCAGGTCAACTGTAATGTTAGCCGCTTGCTTGATACCAGCTAAATAGCCCATCATGTACGGCATAGCAGCAGCATTTCCCACTGTTGCCGTCTCTATTACTGCTTTGCCTGATAAATCAGCATCATTTCGACCCAAATTACTCGCAAATGAACCCAAAATAGTCTGTGTTGCCGGGTCAGTTAGCTGAAATGTTGCCATAATCTCGGGAGGAGCCGGCGCATTAATAACTTCCCGTATCGGGTCTGGGATAGCCTGGTCTGGATTTCCCTCGTAGAACGCATTTACTACTGCAACCGCTGAATGTTGTATGTTCGTGATACTGTCGATGTAATCCTGCTCTTGCGGCAATGCTTCCTTCTTGACGATGTACTTAGTCTGTATCTGATTCTCTAAGTAATTCGCCAATGTTTGCATTGCGAAGTTCTTCAAGTCCTGTATACCGCGAGCATGATATACATACGGGATAGTCATCTCGTATGTACAGTTAGCAGTGCCTTGAGTCAGTATGATTGCATCGCCTGTCACATAGATAATAGGCAAATATGTGTAATCTGTCTCTACATAATCAAGAACATCGTTCTCTGTTACGCGATATCTGCATATCTTCTCTAAATCTGTCCAGCGCGGATTACCCACAATGACTGGCATTTGCTCAATATACCCACGGACATTCCAGTTATCCTTCAGTATCTCGTAATTCTTCATGGTCATTGTGCGGCCATCAGACAACTTAACAATCTTTGTGCGCTTCTTCTTCTTCTCGTAATAATCTACGACAAGTAAGACATTCTGATTCTGAGCATCCTTGTATGACCAGTTGAAGCCCTCGATATTGCGTGACTGATTGTCAATATTGCGCGTGAATTTTATCTTGCTTACGTCAGCGTTAGGGTACTCACGCTGAAAGTCTTGCTCTGTCATTGGGATGATTTCGAACACCCATTGACCATCGCCTTTGTGACTAAAACGTGCCATAGGGTCGTAGCCTACAAGAGTTGGGTCAAAGCAACGCTCCCAAAATATATTCTGATTGAAGTCCATCGGAGTCGCGTAGTCAGTATAAACCTTGAACGCTGAGAATCCGCCTGATAACAAGTCTTGATATACCTGTGAGCTGAATGAATTCTTATTTGCTTCATATATATTGTGACGTATATGACCCTCTACTACATCAAGAACTTCATGCTTTACGGGAACGCCTTCGGACGGAGATACCTCAATGCTTGGCTCATGTTTAGCAAACTCTCCCATCAAGCGTGATAAGTATGCTGGCAGTATATTTGCCTCAACAACAGGCTTCTTAAGCTGCGCTAACACAGTCTTTTGCTGCTCGCTGATAGATGACTTAAATACGTACTTGCGAAACTCGTGATAACGCTTATTGTTGTCGAGTTGATAAGCATAAGATGTTGCAATATTGCGTTTGATTCGAGCTAAATTATCGTTGTTATTAATAGTCTCTCGGATTGCCATATAGTAAGCCCTTCGCTTTGAGCATAATTTTATTATTTTGTGTAATCTTAGCAGCAATCTTGGATTGAGTGTTAGTGTCTGATAATGCACTGTTTGGATAAGCAAAGGTCAGGCATAAGGCGTCTGCGCAATCAGGCGAGCGTATGCCGCGTTTCTTCATGTCCGCTTTCTGCTCCATAACCAATCTTGAGTTAGAGTCTATCTTGTAGCGTATGTTGCATATGTCTGCGTGCAATGCGTCGTTGTCGGGGATTTGTACGCCCCCCTCATCTAGCCATGCTTTGAGTAGCCCCCACATTTCAGAGCGCTTATTGTAGTAAATACGACTATTGAGTGGCGTTGAACCAGCATTTACAGCCACTACGACACCTTTGTGCCCAATCTCTATGAGCCTGTCGTATATGCCTGCGCCCAGGCCTCCGATATCAACAAAGACCTTATCTGGCTTCTCGCGCTCGATGATTGAATGCACAATGCCGACAATTTCCATTGTATCTTTCTTAGTAAACGATTCTAATCCATACGCCACGCGTCCTTGTCGCCTGATGATGCCCGTTCTATCGTCTCCAAACCTTGCGGGGTCGACTCCCAGTACAACTTTTCCGAATCTGTCAACGTTTTTTGACTTCCGAGCTCGCATAACAAGCTCTGGAGCAATGTATGTGTCTTCTCCGCTGACTTGAAATGCTTCGGTGGGATTATTGGGGTACTCTTGCTTAAATCCTTTGGCACCATCGGCTCCGGTGATTGATAAGTCTACAATCTTTGCTCTGCGCCATGATAATTGCTGCGGCGTGAGTCCATACTGCTCGACAAGCTCTTGCTCGTCAGACGTGATTGTAAAGCTTTCATCTACCTCGCGTATATACTCTTGTTGCCAAAACCATGGGACAAATATGGCTCGAAAGTCTGATAGTCCGGCTTCTGCGTTTTGCCACATCTGATGAAAGTAGTTGCCCACGCCGTTGGCCGTTGATTCAAGAATTATTTCGGTCCCAGGAGAGTCGGGGACTGCTTGCATAATGCCTTTGGCATGCTCTGATGCATTAGCCCAAAATGCAACTTCTGAACCGTGAAATAGTTGCAATGTCGATGAACGACCAACAGCTTTGTTCTCCGCTGTCCCAATCTTGTATCCGCTGTCCAACGCACCAAAGATAAGCTCTTTAGAGTTGTTTGTAGACACAGACGGTCTAACGAGCAGCGGTACATTGTCATGATAACGCTGCGCCATCTTATATAAATTGTTAGTAGCGTCAAGCGCGTGAGTTAAGATAAAAGTTTGAATGCCGTGATTGTGACTAGTGAGATGATAGTAACGTCCGCCGACATACGTGCTGCAACCCTGCTGCCTGCCCTTAAGTATGAGCACGCGTACTTTGCTAGTCTCCCCTTTCTGTCGCTCTATCTCTGCATGTATATGCTGCTGCGCTTGATTAAGCGTAAAAGACTCTAGCTTGCCCTGCTTTGTGCGTATCTTAAGACACTTTGCAGCATAGTGTACAAAGTCGTCTTTTAATCGCTGTCTGATACGGATTTCGTCCGGGGACATATATACGTCCTATATATATATAGATACTACTCGTGTTCTATGTCTTCGTCGCAGTCATCGCTGTATTTAATAATACAGCGCAGCTCATCAAGCACTATCTGATACCCATTAATTTCACCACAATAACTACCCCGCTGGAATTCTGTCAATTCTTCAAGGCGGTCGATTAGTAATTCTGACAAGTCTTGTTTCTCACTCCACACCCATTCACGCAACTCTTCGAAAGTCTTGATATTACGCATTATTCCAACTCCTTGAGTGCGTCCTCGTGTCTAATCGTGATTGTCGTGTCGACCTGCTGCTTGTCGCCGTACAATTTTGGCGCAAGCTTAGATGCTTGCCACTTGTGCGAGTCAATAATAAGCCTGTTCATCGCAACAATCCCAGAATCGACATGTCGTACACCAAACTCATCAAAATAAGCACTATTAATAGTATCTTGATGCACATCTGCTATAGATTCAGCCATTAATTCAGCCTGCTTCATCTTAGCTTGGGTGTATTTCAGTGAAAAGTCTGAGTACTTATAGCGCCATTCTTGAATAGTTCGCTCTTCTGGAAGCTTTGGGAATTGCTCACATATCTTCTTCAAACCTTCCACATTTGTAGCTACTCTAAAACATATTTCATCTACCATCTCAGCGCAATACTTGGTAGGTCTTCCCATCTTCTTCTTAGACTTCTCTTCCATATTAATTACTCCGATAACATATGCTTTCTATGCTCATAGCCAAAATAGGTTTTTGCCTCATCCTTTGTAAGTCTGAGGATTTCGAGTAACTTATCTATATTTATCCCGGATGGCTTTGACTTGTCGTTCTCCCAAGACAATCGAGTATCATCGCCGACACCGAGAAGAGAGGATAGCTCAGATTTCTTAAGTCCCAAGAATTCACGTTTATGCTGGATGAATTGTCCAATGGTTAGCATAGTCTCAAATATCCCTCATAACGTAAGGTTTATGCACAACTCTCTTAATCGGCTTAGCTTTAACTTTCTGCACAACAACTTCCTCATCAGACTCATTAATATCTGCAACTATTTTAGTATAACCCACACCCGCGCAGTGAGCACATTTTACTAACATGCTTCCCAGTCCGATTAAGGTTTTACGTCCGAGGCAGCATTCACAACGCTCTGTACTCATCAGTATCTCGATTTATAACATTATTATCGCAGTATAAGCGCGTATACAAAATAAATGCAAATATTTTACAAATAGTAGTTGACTACTAAACCGTTTTTTACTATACTACTCACATCAAGGCAATATAGACGATTAACTAACTGGAGATGATTATGAATGCAGAATTACTAGGAAAAATATCGGAACTACAGAATATTATCGATAAAGCTTACGGCTATTCACAGGCCGTGAGAACGGCGGAAGACTTCATTCTTTTAACAGCGTTCTTAAGGAATGCGTCCAAGAAACTCAGAGAACTGACAATGAGTCTAGGCGACAAGGAGTAACTCACAATGCAAGACTATCACGGCGACGAAGAACAGACACAATACGACCTTGATCAACTCCGCGAAGAATACGAACTATCTCACGCGGACGATTGGAAAGGATGGGCGACAGAGGAGCAACTCTATTGAGCACGAATGAATTAGAGCAGAAAGCAATCGCAGAAAGCGGGGAATTGGCTCATATAGTAGTGACCACTTTTATGCGTAATTTTATCAAAATTCCTGATGATATCATGGAGGCATTCTTAATGCAGATAGTACATACAACACTAGCAACCTCACTCTCTCTGATTGCGGGGCATCTCGCAAAAGCTATGAAATTCGATGATGAGCAAACAATGATTCTACGAGATATTATGATAAAACGCATTTGTGAGCTGGCATTAAGCAATCAAGATGTAGGACAATCGTTTCACTAACACACAATCTTCACTAACAACTAAGGATTTATATGGCAATGGAGAACGAAGTATTAGCATCAATTTCACGTCTACGCAAAAATATGAAAGATGTGCAGAAAGCATTAGATACGGCGAAAGGAGTTGACAAAGATTTAGTACTGGCAACAGGCGGTCTATCCATCATCTACGCCAACACTGTGCAACTTATGATGCTCGATTTACTCTATCAAACACTCACGCAGCGCGATGTTAACCCGCTCGTAATCTTCAAGCAAAAGATTAACGATTTATTAGACCAGGAAATAACCAACACAGAGAAGAATTATGCAGATAATGCGGCGCATTAAGACGATAAGGTGGGAATTTATATTGCCCATACTAGGATTTCTAATACTCTATCCCGCGGGTCTAATGCTCGGGATACAAATTGGACGCAGTGTCTACAAGAGCGATAATCGTCTGATTGTATTACAAGAGCAAATACTCGCAGAGCTCCATGAACAGAATTTGGCATTGTCGGACTTAATCAATCCAGAGATCGAACGCCACGACTAGGTTACACCCTAGCTCTTAGACTCCACTCTGAGAGCTAGTTCTTTAATATATGCTAACAAAGCATCCTGATTACTCGCTAAACTATCCATTCTTTGTTCTATATGATCGAATCTAGTCCGAAGCGCTTCCGTGGACTGATATACTAATACCAAAATTCTTTCTTTTACAACGATCAGAAATTCTTCTGACAGACAGGAATCAATAAAATCTTTAGTCATCAAATTGGTGAATGACTTTATAGTTGAATGTTCCACTTGATGTTGCAATTTAAATAAAATTTCTTGATAAGCTTCTTTAACTACTCTTTGCAGACTTCTATAAATCATCTTTTCAGTGAGAAAATTTACATACTTGTCTTTAGATCGTCTAAATATCTGTTCCTCAATAAAATTTTTCGTGCTTGCATCTGCCATTACCCACTCGACAAATTCTGTATCGCTCATCTCACTTAAACGCAATTTTTCCAAATTATCACCGTTTTTAGAATGGAATGTCATTATTTAACTCCTCAAGTTGCTCCATAGATGCCACATAAGGCGATTTAACCGCTGTTCTAGCGTCGTTTAGCATTTGCAGGTCTGACACTACCACCTGAGTGCTATAATGCTTCACAGAGTCCTTGTCGAGCCATTCACGAGTATTCAAAGAACCCTCAGCGTAAATCTTTGAACCCTTCTTCACATATTTCTCAATTATTTCTGCTAGTTTGCCAAAGCATACAACTTTATGCCACTCTGTCTTCTCTCGCTTCTCGCCAGTCGTCTTATCTTTCCATTGCTCGCTTGTAGCTACAGACAAATTCGCCAACGTTCCACTTGACAAATGCTTAATATCTGGGTCGCTTCCAACTGTACCTACCAAAATCACTTTGTTAATGCCTCTCATAAATCAACCCTCTCTCGTAACCAAATATTAGCCCTATAACGTCCTGCGTTTACTTCCTTGCAGCGATCGTTACATTCCGATACCCCAATAACCCATTCTTCCGTATAACGCTTTAGAACGCTCCTATGCTCGTTTCTGGCAATGTGGCGTAATGCTTCTGTAATGTAGCGCAAATCTTCTTGCAATAATACTATCCCGATTGACTGGCAGTATGGTTCGAATTTTATAGGGATCATTTATCATCAAAGTAATGCGATTTAGTAGGCTTTGTCTTCGCATCTAACATACGCGCAATAGCCATCTGATCGTGAATCTCGCTAAATCGACCGTTTTTGAAGGTCATGTAAATGTTGAAATATCCATGCTCTCCACGTGATTTACGATTCTTGATAATAAATAAATCTTGATAGTCTCGATCAGTAGTGTCAATCTGCGGCTGGTCAATTCCTAGCCACCATTCCGACGAACGCTCACAAGCAATAGATTCAGCCGCGTCTGTAGTCTCAGGACACTTGTTTCCAACCCCACGATTTTTATGATCGCGATTAACTTGTAGCAATGCCATTACAATGCATTTATTCTCAATCGCTAACGCAGACAATCTCTGTGCTATCTCTCCTTGCTCCAAATCCTTACGCTCAAAACGTTGCTTGCATCTCACAAGACCTATGTAATCCACTACAATTAAGCTCACGACTTTCTTCATGGATTGCGCACGTACTATGAGTTCAATCTCGTCGATCGTAAGCAGTGGTCGGTTAATAAAACTTATATTGCGCTTTAGTAATTCACCAGCAGCAGATTTGATGGTTTGGCGTAATGATGGCTCAGTGTAACCCAACATCTTGGCATGACGCAGTAAAAGCTGCTCTTTCTGCATCTCTAAGTTGAAATATAGTATTTGTCTCTCAGGCATTGCTGAAGCTATCTGCTCCATAAGATACAATCCTAAGTATGTCTTACCAGTTCCAGATCGACCTGCAATTGTAATTAACGATGGCATAGGGAATGCTGGCCAGGTAAGTAATCTAGTCTTAACCTCCGTAAATGGTTCATTCTCCATACTCAAAATCTCGTCAATCATCTCTTCGTAGGTCTCACAATACTTAAGATTGGAATTATTACTATAAGCAGCTATGCGAGATATTCCCTCATTCAACAACGTATCACAGATAAATGGATCATTCTCATTAACACAATTTTTGAACGTTACACTGAGTTCGTGAATGCGAGGACGTAAAGACTTGAGCATTGTTAATCGCTCAATATCTTGTTTGTAATGATTCGTAGAGTAATAACTATCTTTCGACAAATGACCAATTAATGCAAAGAGATGACTTGGCGCTAAGCTCAATATAGAAATCATGTCAAATGGCAATTTGTCAGTATTTAACTTTAACAGCAAATGATATAACTCTTTGTGCTCAATGTTATGAAAACTATCCTCTGTAAGCATTGTAAATATTTCATAACATATCTTGTCGTAGTATTGCCCTATCCCTATCAATGTTCCCAATAATCTCATCTCAACTTCTAAATCTTGCTTTTCTACAATAGCCATTCAATCATCTCCGATTAGTTAATTTATGTACGCTGGACATTATACGGTCATCTATACTTCTGCTCAATCATTCCGACAACAATATCCCATTTAGTAAATTGCTTAATGCCATTCATCACAAAATGTCCTGAGCCTTTCGTGCGTTCATAGCTGCTATTACAGAAACCAGAAGCGACGGCTTTGCAGCCTTGTAGGAACCATCTATATGTTTCTGGATTGAATTGCTTGCCAGGATAAAGTTCGTGCCAACGTTTGAGCAATATACTGACGTTCTTCTTCAAATCGTCAGTGACGGCTCTTGGTTGAGGATTGTCTGGTAATTCCTCCTTGAATACCTCGATTACCTCTTCACATAAAGCATGTAATTTCGTTGCTTTGAGATTCGTCGTAACTATGTATTCAAGTGACGGTTCAACTGATAGGTTCTGTATGCCTATTTCGGCACTATTAATCATGCCTATTTCGGCACTATTAATCATGCCTATTTCGGCACTATTAGATTCTCTACCTTCTACACCTATCAATTTGTATATATCTACCCTATTCATCTTTCCTGTTTTCCTGCCTGTTTTCATTAGGAATCCTTTGCTTTCTAAGGACGCGATAGCTTTGAAAACTGTATGTCGCTTCAAACATGTATCTTGAATAAGACGTTCTTTAGATGGCCAACATTCATGATCTTCATTGGCTCTATCAGCAAGTGATAAGAGAACAAGTTTTTCAGTCGCGGTTAATTCGTTTCTTGATTTCTTCCATGCCCACATAGTTGCGCAGATGCTCATAATGAACTCCTTGTATGAATGAGTGAATTGGCCTGAATTGAATTATTTTGCAGCAAAGTGCGATTAGTGCTTGACATGAGATTTTGTGATGCTAAAATTCTGTGCATATATTGATGCTCCTTTTAAGCATTGATATAGACGAATAACTAATGTTATTTGTCATATTATGACACTCCAAGTGTGTTGTGATATTCGTTAATATCGGGTCTACGATCACCTGATATTCTCACCATTCGGGCTGCGCCCATGGGCAATTTGGTTCTATAAAACCATTTTGCCCTATCTATATTATAGATTTATTATTACAAAACAAGTAGTTAGATAAGTATATTTGTATGGATTATGATCGGATTGTATTTGTACAGAGAAGAGGGGCAGCCGGGTGGAATTGCACCACCTTGAGATAACAGACTACGGGCTTACTGATAACACTCCTGTTAACAATAAGCGTTCAGCACAAAGGTCGTTCCCGGGTCTTGGCGGCACCTGATTGCTTTAATAGACCTACACCACTTGTTCAGTCTAACCTGCTTGTCCTGGCTTCACTGTCAGCCTGCGGTTGCCATAATAGATAATATAAGCTACTTACGGTAGCCACTCGGCCTATCTTGTGCACCTATCGGATTTTACACCGACTGCACGAGCTATGGCTCGCCTCAATCTTTTATAAGCGATTCCAAGTATAATGTATATTCACATAAATGTTCAATGATACGAGTAGATCGCCACAAACAATCTTCTCTATTCTTTTGATATTCATGTATAGCCCATGGGCGCTCGTATTCTCCACTCTCGAACTCATCACGCCACTTGTTGCGCTCTTCGATTAATGTCATTCTCATCCCTACATACTTTTTTCAATTATTAATACAATACATGAACCCAACAATATAAACACTAGCGATCCGATCATAATAATTCTCAACAGTCCCTGCAAATTACAACCATGCAGCTGTCATCTATGGTATTAGGATGCTCACAATAGCTGTCGATTAGGGATTGGAGTTTTGTTTGCAATGCAACCTTGTAGTCTTCGATTGGATGATCATCATGTATGCCGCCATAACAGCAGCTCAGTAAATCTTCTAGTTCTTCTTTTGTGAAATCATTCATCGTTTGCCTCTATATGCCTGACATTTATCGCAAAATATGTGATTACCGCTTCCATCTGTCCAGATATGATTGCAGTAGTTATCGATCAGACTTACCAACCTATCCCTCAGCGCATGCCATCTATCTAGGTCGTCTTGCTCAGATACGCCCACGTATTCACCCCACATGACGCTTAATCCGTCTGCCATGTCTTTTAGCTCTTCTTTCGTGAAGTCATTCATGTCAACCACCAAAATTTCAAATAAAC